AAACATCACAACGCTCGATGAAAACAGTAAGGCAGCACGTATTATCAATCAGCGATATGAGTCAGTGCGAGATACTGTGTTTAGAGCACATCCCTGGAATTGTTTATTACGCAGAGCTGAACTGGCGAAAGAAAGTACCGCTCCAGAGTTCGGGTATGCAAATCAATATGCACTGCCAACCGATCCTTTTTGTCTGCGTGTATTAGAGTTTTCTAATGGCACATTAAGCTATCCCCAGGATAATATGACAAGCAACTCTGGTGGCCCTGTATTTGTCATCGAGGGGCGTAAGCTGCTGACCGATGAAGGTATTGCGAAAATTAAATACGTAGGTCGTGTAACTGATCCACAGCAATATGAAGCTAATCTAACAGAAACGCTGGCGGCTAAACTGGCAATGGAAATAGCCTATGCACTCACTGGGTCTAATTCAATCGTTCAGCTCACCGCAAGTTTATACGATCAGAAACTAAAAGAAGCACGATTTGTTGATGGCACTGAGGGTGCTCCGCAACGTATCGAAGCAAGCGAATTTATTGAAGCGAGATTGTAATGGCGCGATCAGCTCCAGCACTATCCACCTTTACAGCCGGAGAAATCTCTCCGCGCCTAGAGGGTCGGATTACCATAGAAAAGTACAGAGAAGGTTTATCTGATCTTACCAATATGATTGTGCAGCCGCATGGCGGTGTAACCAGGCGTCCTGGTACAGAGTTCTTAGGGGAAGTAAAAAACAGCGCAGCAAAAACCAGACTTATACCGTTTGAGTTTAAAACAGCTGATACATACGTTTTAGAGTTTGGTAATCAATACATGCGTGTTCTACGCAATGGGCTCCAAGTTTTAGAAGCAAGTGCAAAAGCAGTAAGTGCGATTACAAAGGCTGACCCAGGTGTGCTTACCAGTAACGGTCATGGGTTAAGCAATGGCGATGAAGTATACCTATACAACTCATCTCCCATGACAGAATTAAAAGCGCGAAACTATCTTATAGCAAACGTCACAACAAATACATTTACGCTGACAGATTTGTATGGTGTAGCGATCAATACAACAGGCTTTACGACATATACCAGTGGTATAAGTGTTGATAAGCTTTTCGAACTAGCAACACCTTATGTGACGGCTGATATACCTAATCTACGCTTTGCTCAGTCAGCTGATGTAATGTACCTGGTGCATCCATCATACCAGGTTAGAACATTAATAAGAACAGATCATAATGCCTGGTCAATAAATGCAATCTATTTAGGTGAGCCGCAAACAGCGAAAACAATAACAGCTGCAACTCAAGCAAATCCTGGTGTGATAACCAGTAGTTCGCATGGGTTTAGTAATGGGGATCCGGTTTTAATAGAAGCTGTGTCAGGGATGACAGAGCTTAATGACAAATATTTTAAAGTGGCAAACGTCACAACCAACACTTTTACGTTACAGGATATTGATAGCAACAACATAAATACAACTGGGTTTACAGCCTATACGTCTGGTGGCACGGCTAAGAAAATAGAGCCATCTGTACCAGCGCTTTATGGTGCTGCAAATAATCCATCTGTTGTAACATTTTTTGAGCAACGCCTGGTGTTTGGTGCAACAAGCAATAATCCACAGACACTGTTCTTCAGCAAGTCTGCACAATACGAAAACTTTACGATAGGGTCGGGCGCGGATAACGATGCGCTTATCTACACCATTGCGTCAAATAAAGTGAACGCGATTAGGTATCTGTCTGCGACAAGAATACTTATTATCGGTACATCCGGTGGTGAGTACGTGCTGACAACAACAAACGGTGGGCCAGTAACAGCAACAACAACGGTGATCCGCAAATATAGCAACTATGGCTGTACAAATGATGAGCCTGTACAAGTTGCAGACCTGACATTGTTTATTCAACGCGGTGGTCGAAAGGTTAGAGAGTTTAGATACGCTGGAGAAGTCGATACGAGCGGATATGCGGCCCCAGACATAACGATATTGGCAGAACACCTTACTGAGGGTGGTCTGACTGATTTCGCTTATCAGCAAGAGCCTGAGAGCATTGTGTGGGCATTACGTGCTGATGGCACATTGCTTGGGCTAACCTATCGACGCGAAGAAGAAGTGGTTGCCTGGCATAAGCATGTCATAGGCGGTGTGTTCGGGTCTGGTCAGGCAGTTGTCGAAAGCATTGTCACCTTGCCAACCGACAGTGGCGAAGATGAGTTGTACATGATTGTAAAGCGCACGATCAACTCACAGACAAAACGCTACATCGAGGTAATGAAAACCTATGACTTTGGGTCAGTGCCAACAACCGCATTTTTTGTTGATAGTGGATTAAGCTACGCTGGAAGCGCTACAACAACACTTACCGGAATGCAGCACATCGAAGGTCAGACGGTAGCAATCTTGGCAAACGGTGCAAGCCATGCAGACAAGGCTGTATCTGCAGCAAGTATTAGTTTTGACATAGATGTGACTTCAGCGGCTATAGGCTTTGGCTACACAAGCCAAATGCAAACTTTGCGACTAGAGGCTGGATCAGTTGATGGCACCTCTCAGGGCAAGCCTAAACGTATCCACGCGGTAACGTTGCGATTAGACGAAACGGTAGGGATCGAGGTTGGCCCCGATGAAAATAATTTAGATAGAATATTCTTCCGCGATAGCAGCATGGCAATGGATACCGCTGTGCCTCTGTTTACCGGAGATAAAGAAATAGAGTTTCCTGGTGGTTTTGATGATGACGCTAAAATATTTGTCAGGCAAACGCAGCCACTGCCTATGACAGTGTTAGCGATTTATCCAAGGCTCAACACTTTTGATCTGTAAGAGGTAACAGAATGGATTTAGCTACTGGTTTAGCACTAGCAAATTTTGGTTTAGGTTTATTCGGTGCAAAGAAATCAAAAAGTGCAGCTGACAGAGCAGCTGAAGCGGCACAAGAGGCGGCAAACTTTAATGCTGATATTATCGAGCGCGATCTGGATATATTGGATCGTCAGTCAAAGCTTGTTGATGTTGCAAAAGTTCTACGTGAAAAACGTGGCAGATTTGACTTTGCAAACCTACAGGGCTCAGTCGTAACCGGATATGCAGCAAATGGTATTGATGTAGCGTCTGGAACGCCCATGCGAAAGCTACGCCAAAATGCTAGAGTTTTTGAGTACGATATGGCTGTGCAGAGATTTAACGACAGCGTAACGCAAATGAAAATTGAAGACGCAAAAGAAAACGTCAAACTCACAGCAGAGCTTACAAGAATGGAAGGTGGTGCATCAGCTGGTGCATTACGAGCCCAAGGAACGCAATCGCTTATCGCTGGTATTGGTAGCGGCTTAAATTATGCAATGGGCGCTGGGTTGTTTGATGAAGGTGCATTCAGATCCTCGCCAGTTGGCATGTCTAACTTTGGTAGTCCACAACCACGCCCAACACTGGGCAGCTCTATAATGATAGGATAAAAAATGCGAATACCTACGTATAGAGGTCAGGCACAGATTACAACGCAAGCGCCTGGACAAAGCTTTACTGCACGTAAAAACCCTAATCCGTTTGTTCAACAAGCAGTTGCCAAGGGAAACATGCAAGCGGAGTTGTTTTCTCAAGCGGCAAGCTATGCCGCAACGCAACGCAAGATCAAAGTAGAGGCACGTAAGAACGAAGCTATTCTAGGGGCTAAAGAAGCCATGCTGCAGCTATCAGATGCGTTTCTGAATGATAATCAGCCCTATGATATTTTTGAGCCAGATGGAACGGGCCGATGGGATAAAGAAACAAAAGATATAAAGAATAAACTCCGGTCAAAGATTGGTACGGATCGATATGCGCTTGCTGCATTTGATACAGCCTTTGCACAAGCAGAGTTGCCTTTACGGTTTCAGTTAAAAGGACAGATCGATACCAAAATAGAAAAGATGCACGTTGCTTCTGTTAATGAAGGCTGGGAAGATTTTATATTTAAGTATTCAGATCCAAATGTTAACACGACTACGTTTGATTTAGATTTTGCCGATGAAGCAGAGAAAACAAATAAAGCAGTTGAACTAGGTGCATTTGAAAAAGATGTAATGTCAGAGCTGCCTAATAACGTTTTAAAACGAATAGCAACAAATCTTATGCCAGCCTATGCTGGGCGTGATCTAAGCAAAGCAACAGATCTGAAAGAGGCTTTTGAGCAAATACAGCTACAGGCAGCTGGTAAAATTGATGAAGCAATAATTAGTGATGATATACCACCGCATGTTATTAATGTTCTTAAGCAAATATCGCCAGCTGATGCACAAAAAATATTGCTAGGCACATTAGAAGACGCAACGAAGTTTTTTAACATATCGGAAAAAATAGAAGACGACATTCTAGAAACACAAAATAGAAAAAACACTAAGGCATATAATTTTGCTTTGGGTGTTCACAATGGTGATAATGTTTCTGTTGAAACTATGGAACAGCTGCTTAACCCTCTAGACTTAGGTGCGTTTAAAACAAAATTTCCAAATGGTACAGTTGGGTTAGAAGCAAAACATTTTTTAAATGATGTTCTTGGCGCAAAAGGTCAGTTCTGGCTTAATAGAGAGCAACAAGATCAGCTGGCTAAAGAACTTGATGTAAGTACAAACGTAATCTTTGCAGCACCAGGTGAACAAAGCGAAGCGGAAAATAGTAGATTGTTTGCATTAGCTGAAACTGGTGAGTTAACAATAGAAGAACTATCAAACAGTAGACCACTTATTACTGCAACTCAGCACAACAACATTCTTAGACAAGTGCAAGCTGAAAGCGATGAAGCGTTAGGCGAAGCTAAACAAATTTTAAAATTAAGCTTCCGATATAATGAATTACAAGCGATTGGAAAAGACGATAATTTAGCACAAGCGTCCAAAACAGCCTACGAGTCAGCAGCAGCAGAATTGTTATTAGAAAGCAACAAAAGACAGTCAGAGGGAAATCCTATGACACGCTCAGAGCTGCGTGAGTTTGCACAAAAAACACTTGATGAATTCATGGTGATATATACAGAAACGCTGCGTGTTGAATATAATAATTTTATTGATGATTGGTCATCACAAAATATTTTTAATGGTTTTGTAATAGATAAAACGAATCCACTCGAAAGCATCCAAGAACACTACAATAATTTAGATGCTACTGGTCAAACGCAGCTTAATAATGAATTAGGTGTTTTTCGGCAAAGAATAATTTCTGCCTTTTCAAATAGAGGATTATTTTAATGAGTGATTTATTAAATAATCTTACTGATTATGAAGTTGAAAAATACATCGAAGCAGAAAACGTAGTTAAATCTGGGATTAATCCGCAAACAACAAAGAACAAAAAAAGCGTGTTTAATCCAGAAACTGGAACGCATGATATTCTGACGCAAATGTCTAGCGGTGGCTACGTCAAAATTGGTGAAGAAAGTTTAGACTTAGAAGCTACAAGACCAGGCTCTATTCTTCTCAACGGCATGGAGTATGGCAGAGAAACGCCAGAGTATCAGCGCTATTATCCCGATCCAGAGCCACAGCCAGAGGTAATGAGCACAAGCCCCTCGATGGGCGAGCTAGGACAAGCAGAAGCAGCTCCGGTTGTTTCCATGCAAACACGCATTGAGGACGCAAGAGCTTACGCTTCTTCCCTTGGCAATCCGACAGCGCAAGATTTGTTAGCGGCTGGATATTCTCCAGAAGTAACAAACGCAGTCTTTGGCAATCAAGCGCAAGACAACATGCCTAATGAAGTGACACGCACAGAGCCGTTATCTGCTGCAGAAGTTGAAGAAACAATTCGTAACGGTGGATCTGTTATAGGCGAGTATGATCCCACCTTGCGAGAAACTGGCAAACTGCAATTAAGTCAGTACCTATTAGGAATGGCAGAACAAAGTTTTGTAGACGATCTGCGAGCTCAAGGTTTAACAGAAGATAATATACAAAGGCAGTTAGAAGCAGTCAGGCCACGGCTTAAAAACGAAACAAGCGTTTTGTCAGACATGTTTTTTGGCAGCTCTAACTCGCTAGGTATCGGTGTTGGTGATTTTGTAACCGCTGGCATTATGGATATCCAAGAGGGTGCAAGGTTATTTTCGCAAGGTCGCAATAGTGATAGTGTAGCTGATCGAGGTCTTGGCGCTATGTTGGTTCTTGCCGGATTAGCAGAAGCCACTGGTGTTGGTAAGTTAATAAGTAAACCTCTTAAAGGAATGATATCAAAAGCGCGTGTTGGTTTAGCTGATGTTGGTGAACGACTTAACCAACCTGGTCAAATGCCCACTGTGGGCAGCAACTTAGGTAACGTTGGGCAACAAAA